CCGTGAATATTATTCTTTAAGTATGTGTATCCTTTGATGAGTTCTTTTACGCCGTCGTCTAGTGTAAAATATGGTACCCAACCAGTCTTCTCTAATTTTTCATTAGAGACAATGTAATTACGTTGATCAGGATCTTTTTTGATATCACCCTCTACTACTGTAAAATTAGGAATGTGTGTCTTGATTATATCACAAAGTTCTAATTTAGACAAGTTTGCGGACGAAAGACCTACGTTATAAATGTTACCTTTCATTTCATCGAATTGATAAATTGCATGTAAAAACGCTTCACAAACATCGCGTACATGAATGTAATTTCGTTTAAAATGTCCTTCAAAGATAACGACATATCCATCATTGACTGCACGATATGTCAAATCATTTACTAACAAATCTGTACGCATACGTGGTGACATGCCAAACACGGTAGCAAGACGATAGCTAATTGCGTTTTCATGTTCCATTAAACGCTGTTCTACTGCCACTTTATCTACAGCATATTTCGACATCGGTCGTAATGGAGACTCTTCTGTACAGAAATTATTTTCGTCCCCTGTGCCATATGCGGAGTTAGTTGTTGGCATAATGATACGCTGGTCTTTTGATAAGCTGTTCAATAACCAAAACATCGCATCTTTATTTGTCGTGTCAGCACCAACAATGTCTTTATTACACAAAGGCGCACCAACAAGTGCCGCAAGAGGTATAACTACATCTGCATCTTTGAGTAGAGGTGTCATATGATTTGGATTGCGAATGTCGCCATTCACAATAGAAAATCTTTTGTTTTCACAAAGATGATTTAATCCTGTTTGTCTATACATGAAGTTGTCAATCACAGTTATTTCGTGATTCATCTGCAACAAATACTCAGTCAAAATGCAGCCAATATAGCCAGCACCACCAGTCACTAATATTTTCATATTACACCCTATTCAATATATTTGTTATTTCATCAATTGCCATTTTCTTCAAAGTTGGATAGTTACCAATGTAGAATGAATAAAAATGCATGTGTTCAGTATTTAAAAACTTTTTGTAGTAATCTTGAGGCACAATTCCCTTCAGATAAGGCTGTCTTAATTGATTACCACCACCTGCTGAACCGCGACGGAATTCTATTCCCTCATCGCGCATCTTGCCCATTAGTCTATCCACGAATTCTTTATTTGCATACTCTGGCTGCAACACAATGTTGAATGCATAATTGCTGCATCCAATCAATCTAAAATCAACCTTATATTTTTTCTGATCTAATTTAGATAAGAAGTAAAACAGATTTTCATTTCTTATTTTAACATTTTCATCCAAATGTTTCAACTGATTTTGACCAAGTATACCACCAATTTCATTGTTACGCATATTGTACGCTGGGTATGCAAAAATAAAATCTGGATTCAACTCTGGATTTTCTGCTTTGTATTTTTCAGACATTATCCAATCACCACACTCACGAACCATACCGTGTGAACGAAGCATTCGAACTGTATGATATACTTCAGGATCATCTGTACATACCATACCACCTTCAATGGTAGACATGTGATGTGCAAAGTAGAAAGAGAAGTTAGACATCCAACCATAACTACCTAACAATTTGCCATTGTGTGTTGCACCATGTGACTCACACACATCTTCAATTAAAGGTATATTACGATGACGCAAAACTTCTAATACCCTATCAGATAGACAATCGAATCCTTGTGCATATGTAACAAAAACTGCGCGTGTTTTATCTGTGATGGCATTCAGTATACCATATTCGCTCATGCCAAGTGTGTCTAAATCAATATCAACAAACACAGGCGTAAAACCGCATTGAAGGATAGATGCGATATCAGAAACCCATGTAAATGGTGGCACAATCACTTCTCCACCTTCTGGATGTTTGATCTTCAACATCGTCATTGACAGTAGATTCGCTGATGCTCCTGAGTTGACAAACACGGAATACTTTACACCAAGCCATTTACTCCATGCTTCTTCAAAAGCACGACATTCTGGTCCGTTTGTAAGTTTAGGATTATCTTTTTTAAGATGTTCTATTACCAAATCTAAATCTTCTCTAGTAATATTGTCTGACATTAAAGGATACTTCATTTTCACTCCATGATAATTTGTGAGCCATTATAATCAAACTTAAATGGCACCCATACATTAATTTCGGGTAATGCTATTTTAATTTTTTCATGCGTATCTGGTGATGCAATAAACATAAAGAAACCACCACCACCAGCACCCATCAATTTACCACCATACGCGCCAGCGTTTATTGCTTTGTTGTATATGTTATCTATGTAATCGGATGTTATGTCGTTTGTTAATGATCTTTTGAGAACCCATTGTTCTCTGAGCAAACGACCAATCTCTTTATATGACGCTCGGTTCTCAAAAGCAGTCAAAGCAGACTCAGCAATATTGCTTATGCCCTCAAGCAATGCATTGTTTTTTCCTGCTTTGATTTTTTCAACTTGTTGCTTTGCGTGAATGTCTGATAGTCTATCGATGCCAGAAAATCCTAGCATGATATAACTTTCTAGACCGTCCAAATAACTTTGTGGTACTTTAAGATCACGAACAACAATGTCGTTATCGTTCAGTTCGATAACACGAACGCCACCATATGCAGCTATAATCTGATCTTGTACTCCAACAGATTCGCCAATATAGTTTTGTTCTATATTGATTGCGTCAACAGCTAATCCATATGGTGTGTATAATTTGTTCTGATAATTTGTGATTGCATGAATTAGTCCAACAGTAAACGAAGAGCTAGATCCAATACCAGAACGAGCAGGCAAATCACCATCATGAGAAATAGAAATTCCATTTGACACTCCGTAATATTTCAAACACTCTCTTACTGACGGGTGTTCTATTTGAGAAACGTCTGATACACTTTCTATTTTAGAGTAAATAACTCTATTTACATAATCGAAGTAAGACGGTAACTTCTTAAAACTTATATAGCAATAATGTGCCATACCAGCAGAAATTACTTTTGAAGGTTTATTTTTATACCATGCGGGGTAGTCAGTACCACCACCAAACAAGGAAAGACGATATGGTGTTTTAGATATAATCATTTTTCGTTATGATAGTCTCCATATTCTACAAGTATGGTAGCTTTACCATCTCTTCGTTCATATGCTTTTGTATATGCAGGTATAATGTCTTCTGGTTCCTCTAATCTTATGACTTCGACATTTGAACACATAAGTTTGAATGCGTCCGTGTAATCACCGACATGTTGATGTTGTGGATGTAAGGGTCTTTCGGATCCGATGCTTGTGCGAATAATAATTCTTGGCTTATAATCAGACATCATCGTAATCTTATCAACATGATTGACAAGTTGATTCGTTGCACAAATCAAAAAATTCCAACGTGGATAGATGCTGACTGGTATGTATCCTGCAAGTGCTAATCCAAGTGTCATGCCCATTTGGGTGTCTTCAAATACAGGCAATTCCAGTAATTGTTTCCTAGACACTTCTTGTAGTGAATTTGTCATAGCAGTTCCTGGATATTCTACTGCTTGACCTAAAAAAATCACTTGCGAATCTTTCGCAAGCATGTTCATTGCTGCTTTCAATTCATCAGAATATTTCAAAATTGTACCCTCTTTCCTGCACCCGCATGTGGATATTTTGTTTCATACTCATAATAGTATATGTACTCATCATCTAAATGTTTGTACGTTGACTCTTTCATGTTCCATGTTTTCATAGTATCTGTGCAAACAGACTTGCCGTTATCTTCAACTATGAATGTGATCGGTAATTGATTTGCCATGCTATACTTTAAATTTTCCATAAAGATACCAGATTCAGCAGTCATATCACCAACAAAACAATACACTCTTGAATCAATTCTTTTTAGTTTTAATGCCATTGAAACACCTACAGCAACAGGTATGTTTCCTCCAACAATCGCTGATGAATAAATGTTGTATTCTGGATAACAAAGAGAAATAGATTTGCCTTCTAAAATGTCTTTCTCAAGAACATCTTGCGGTACACCTTTGAGTAAACATTGATAGTGTGAACGCCAAGAACAAAATACCCAATCGTTCTGTCGCACTCTTCTAAAAAATTTAATCATCTCACTTTCGTTGCCATAGTATAGATGCACAGGCGCACGAATGCGACCATTATTGAAATGGTCTGCCATTTTTTCTTCGAATTCTCTGAGTTCTTCTTTAGTCACCTAGTATTTTCCTTTTCAATTTAATCTTGGACATATCTTCGATGTTCTTTCTAGATTGTAAACCAAATTTTTTTTCTACCAGATTTAAAAATGGTTTGTGTGTGAAGTATTTGTTCCATGCATCATCACGAAACTTCAATACTTCCGCACCAGTCAAACTCTTGGTGCGTAATGGCTTACAATCATAGGAAAAGAAAGCAAACTCCTCGAATGTCTGAGGTAATTCCCAGCCATTATCGACTGCTTCTTTGTAAAGTGGACTGCCTGGTAATGCCATTGCTGCATAGAAATTTGCATGTTCACAATTCAACTCTAATGCAAGATCAAGTGTCTCTTGCATTGTCTCTTGCGTGTCTTCTGGAAAACCAAACATGTAATTTCCAAGAACACTAATATCCGCATCTTTGATATCTTGAACGACTTCACGGATGTCAACTTGTTTGAATCGACCTTTATCAATCTCTAAACGAACTTGTGGATTGCCAGCTTCAATGCCTAATGCAAGCCAATTGACGCCAGCTTCTTTAAATAATTCCAATTGATCTTTGCGTACAGAATCAACTCTTGCATAAGCCCAAAAGTTAAACTTCATACCGCGATCAACAAGACCTTGTAAAATAGGCACATAATATTTTTTATTCAGAAAAAACATCTCATCAGTTAACCGAACTGTGCGTACACCTCTTTCCCACAGATACTCAAACTCTTTGAGCATTAACTCAGGTGACCAGAAACGCATTCCTCGTGAGTCTGATGATACTGTGTCTTTTGCATAAGATGTGCGATTCACAATATTAATCATACAAAAGTTACAACCAAACGAACATCCTAATGATGTAGAGATTGCTGCAAATGGTGTACGACCTTCATCAAGAAAATTTGAATGCCAATAATGTGCGCGATACTTATTGAATCCACCAGGCAGTAAATCCCATGCATAACCAGGCATCACACGATCCATGTCTTCTGTTTTTACAAGTTCTCCTGGTGCACCTATTGCAGCAAAACCATGTTTCTTATATACAAGACCGCGAACTTTATCTAGATGATCAACATAATTTGTTTGTAATAAATCTAGCAGACCATATACACCTTCATTGATGAAAACAAAATCGACATATGATAAACCAATTACTTCATATGGTAATGCAGATGCATGAGAGCCAATGAATACAATTTTAATTGATGGTCTTATGAGTTTGAGTTGTCTTGCTAGTCTTGATGCACCAATCATCATTGTGGTGCCTGAGTTTGGATTTTGTCCGTAAAGAACAAATACTGCTATGTCAGTATCGGTGCCCGAAATTCGATGTGCTGCATGTTCAAGGTCTGGCGATGGATCTGCATCGAAATCAAGAATACAAGGATCATATCCTTCTTTACGAACTGCTTGTGCAAGCAGTAACGCCCATGTTGGAGGTTCAATTGCAGAATATTTTTCTGAAAGTTCTTGATACGCCTGTTTCGCGCTACTCGGTATAACGAATGTCACCACTTTTGACATAATAAAAATTCCTGTTAATGTAGTTTTTTGTTCTTCACTTCTTGTATGTGTTGAACAATTTCCTCAATCATATCTTGAGGGGTTTCTTCATTCTCTTGCTCTTCTAACAAATCATCAATCATCTTATCTGAATCTGCCATTTCTTCAAGAGTTCGTTCCACAAGTTTATCATAATAGCGTATCATTGCATCTTTTGGTTCGATGACAGTTACGATATCGGAAGGATATATGAGTGCAGAATTTTCTTTAATCAACTCAACTGGCAACCATGGCATCATCATCATGATTGTTTGACCCGTAGGCATTCTTCGAAACACCACGCGCATGGGATCATTAATTTGAATTTGACCAGAATTTTCCTGCTCAAACATAGAAGCCATAATATCTTCACCAGATTGCATTCTTATAAGTTTTACGTTATGCATTCTTGACCTCTATATTATAGAACTTGTACTTAAACTTTTCTTCATCGTATATTCTAACACGATCTTGCAGATGTTGCAACGTGTAATTTACATGTTTACCAATACGAAAATCGTCTGCTATGTCGTAGAGAACTGCTTCCGTTTTGTTATTACCTATTCTCAAACCTCTACCAATCGATTGTAAGTTTCGTACTCTCGACTTGGACGGTGAAGCAAAAACAACATTATGAAGATTGCGGATATTAATTCCAGTGGAAAAAGTACCGTAAGAAGCAACGATGATGGCATCATTTTGTTTTTCCGTAATAGAGCGAACTTGCTCACGGACTTCAACATCTGTTCCACCATATACGAAAAAAACATGTCTATTGCCAGCTTTTTCTTCAATAAGTTTATGAAGTTGTTTGCCGTGTTTCTCTACAAGATTGAAGAGTATAAGTGAATTGCCTTTAAGTGACAATGCAAGATTTCGAATAAACTCATTTCTTGTGGTGCTTTTAACTATGTAGTCTATTTCAGATTGGTAATCCCAACCACGTGATAGTTTACACACTTCTTCAGAATATTTCAATACTAAACATTTAATGCGAAAATCTGCCAGTTGTTTATCTTCAATCAATTTTGCGGTAGTAGTAGATTGATAAACAGGTCCAAATAAACCTTCCAAAACTAATTTGTGTGTTTGTGTACCATCAATTGTACCTGTGCAACCAATTCGATATGATGCATTTCTCAAACCAGTCATGATGGTAGTCAATGACTTTGCTTTAAACTGATGCGCTTCATCACCTAATACAAAATCAAACTGTTCAAAGTATTCAGCAGGATTCTTGTAAATAGATTGCCATGTAGTAATTGTCAAAAACTTGTCAGTATGTTTTTCTTTACCTGAATACTGACGATGGCAGTTTGTATCTGCATCATAACCATACGATTTAAAGTCTGAATACATTTGTTCAACAAGAGATGTAGTAGGAACAATCAATAAACCTTTCTTGTAGTCTCTGTATTGTAGATACCTCAATATAAGATATTGAATCAATGACTTACCAGAACCAGTTGGAGATAATAACAACATTCTACGATTTCTGATGGCAAATAAGAAGGACTTGTATTGATATTCCCTGATGCCCTCTGTTATAATGCTTTTGTCTAATTGAAGTTGTTCAAGAAACTCATTTGCTTCTATTGCTGAAAAACTCTCTGTGTTGTTTATAGCAGCATCAATCTCAAGTTTGTAGTTTCTTTCTTCGCAAAATTGTTCAATGTAAGGCACAAGTCCGTGATAAATCGTATATGTTCGTAAATCAGCAAGTCTTATTTTTCCATCCCAAAGACGATTCTTGTACGCAGGCATAAATTGATAACCAGGCACAAAGAACGTAAAGTAGTCTGCAAGTTCTTGTGCGATACTTTTTTCACACTCAAACTTGATGAAAGCTTCATTTTGTTTATGTAAAATTAAATCAGACACCTTGTATGAATTTTTCCCAATCAATGAACGAACGGAGTTCCCATGTTCTATTATTTAATTCTTTCATTATCGCTTGACAAACCTCAACAATTTCTTCATGCAACAATTTTTTAGCAAGATACTTATTGATGTCTTCATCCGCTTCTAGGTATGTATTGATTTCAGATTTAAGTGTGTATGGAAATGGTTCCCAACCACGTGACTTCAATTCATCTTCATCAAGTCTACCTGTGTAATACTCCCATTTCAATTTACGCCATTTATTATAATTGAACTCTGCTTCTTTTGCCAACAGCCGATGTGTTGAAAGAATATTCAAATATTTTGAATGTAATTTGGGAATGTCAATTAAAGCTTTACCTGGTTCTGTGCGGTCAATGTTAGAATCCGCAGTCCACATTTGTAATATTTCGTCAAGTTTACTCATTCTATACCTCCTATTAGGAGTATATCACATTTAAAATAATTTTTCTACATTATAATAGGTAAATCTGAATGTAGCGTCTGCTGTAATGATTGTTTCTGGAGTATCCGTGGATGACACGACGAAACCAGAAAGTGAAATTGGAAATAAATCTTTAAAATTGAAACGGTAATAAGGCTTGTTTGATGCTGAGAGAATTGTTACCGCGCCATCACAATATTGTGGAGAATTTGTGGCTGCTGCTGTGGTAAATTGATTCAACTTTGCAAGATTTTGATATTCTTCAAACTCAGTTGGAAATGTTAATGCACGAAGCCAATCGTGTATCTCTAACCATGACAACATTTCCGCATCAACAATAAAAGTGACGTTCAATACGTCATAAATTGCTTTTTCTCCAGGTGCATAAA